CAGATACCGCCGTCAAAAAGTCTCCCGCTAAATGGGAGCGCGCTAAGACTGATGCCAAGGCAAAGATGGGGGGTAAGCACTCCGCTCGCGCCATGCAGTTGGCAACCAAGCTGTACAAAGAGCGCGGAGGCGAGTATTCTGGAGCCAAGTCCAGCACCAACAAGTTGTCCAAGTGGGGCAAGGAAGACTGGGGCACGAAGTCAGGCAAGAACTCTACAGAGGGGCCCAAAGCGACAGGGGAACGGTATCTACCTAAGAAGGCTCGTGAAAGCTTGAGCAGTAAAGAATACGCAGCTACAACCCGTGCTAAGCGGGAAGGTACGGCAAAGGGCAAACAGTTTGTAGCCCAGCCTAAGAAAATAGCGGCGAAAACAGCGAGAACTAAATAATGGCAACCTCCGGAACCACGTCGTTTAACTTAGACCTCACCGAGTTGGTAGAGGAGGCGTTCGAGCGCGCCGGTTCCGAAATGCGCAGTGGTTATGACCTAAAGACCGCACGTCGCTCGTTAAACTTGATGTTTACTGAGTGGGCAAACCGCGGCATTAATATGTGGACCATAGAGTCGGGCGAAATCCCACTCGTTGCGGGAACGGGGCAATACGACTTACCTGCGGATACTGTGGACCTGATCGAGCACGTTGTACGTACAGGCACAGGTAATACACAGGCTGACCTGAGCTGCTCACGCATTAGCGTTTCGACATATGCGTCACTCCCTAACAAGCTGGTCACAGGGCGTCCAATTCAGGTCTACATAGATAGAGTAGCCCCTACCCCTAATATCAACGTGTGGCCCGTTCCTGATGGCACTCAGACCTATACCTTAGTATACTGGCGCTTGCGCCGTATCCAAGACGCTGGCGGGGGTGTAAATACCATGGATGTTCCCTTCCGCTTCCTGAACTGCATGGTTGCGGGTTTGGCGTTTATGCTCGCTATGAAGGTGCCCGGCGGCATGGACCGCCTGATGGTGTTAAAGCAACAATATGATGAGGCTTGGGATTTAGCAGCCACAGAAGACCGAGATAAGTCTTCTATTCGCTTTGTACCACGCTACATGTCTGTTGGGTAAGTATGAGCAGCAAATTCACATCCGGCAAGCATGCCATATCGGAATGTGACCGGTGTGGGCAGCAGTACAAGCTAAAGGCGCTTAAAGAGCTTATTGTCCGCACGCGAAAAACAAACGTGATGGTATGCCCAACCTGTTGGGACGGCGACCACCCACAGAACATGCAGGGTATGTATCCTGTAGAAGACCCGCAAGCGCTGCGCAACCCCCGGACCGATAAGTCGAGGGCGTTTACGGGGGGAGACTACAGCTCCCGCGGCATTCAGTGGGGGTGGAACCCAGTTGGCGGTTCTAGGAGCTTTGACGCAACATTAACGCCAAACAGCTTGGCTTTACAGGCGGATGTTGGTATAGTAACGGTAACGATTAGCTAAGGAGTTAGCCATGACAACATACAACCAGCCTAAAAAGGCACCGCAATCTGCGACGTTGCAAAACGTCGATCCGGTTAAGCATATGAAGGACACCAACGTGTCTCTAGGAAACAACCGTAGTAACCAGTATCCTGATGTTAAAACTTCGGGTATCAAAATACGTGGTACAGGCGCAGCCACTAAAGGCTGCACGGCACGCGGACCCATGGCGTAAGCCGGGTAGAGCATGACGAATTCCGAGCTTCAAGCTGCAATTGTCTCGTATACAGAAAATACGTTTCCGGACACGTACTTGGCGGACGGCACGGTTGTGTCTAGTGTCCAGCAGATCAATCGACTTATTCAGCAGGCGGAAGAGCGCATTTTCAATACGGTGCAGTTCCCGTCTTTGCGTAGAAACGTCACGGGCTTCACATCGGCAAACAACAAGTATCTGGCTTGCCCTAACGACTTTTTGGCAACGTACTCCATGGCGGTCGAAGTGCCGGGCTACGGGCAGGAGTTTTTGCTCAACAAAGATGTCAACTTTATCCGCCAAGCCTACCCGTTGGCGACCGATACCGCGACCCCGAAGTATTACGCCCTGTTCGGGCCCTCGTTTGCTAGCGGTACGGAGTTGAGCCTCATTCTTGGCCCTACGCCAGATGAACGATATGCGGTTGAGCTGCACTACTTCTTTTACCCAGAGTCCATCACCGCTAGCGCCAATGGCACGTCGTGGCTCGGAGACAACTTTGACCCCGTGTTGTTGTACGGCTCTTTGGTTGAGGCTGCCACCTACATGAAAGCGGAAGCCGACATGGTGGCGTTATACAATGGCAAATACCAAGAAGCCCTAGGTATGGCTAAACGTTTAGGAGACGGTTTAGAGCGCGGCGACAGCTATCGTGACGGCCAAGCTAAGGTGCGGGTCACATGACTATTGCTCAAACCGCCGTCACGAGCTTTAAGGTCGAGCTGCTACAAGCAGTCCATAACTTCGGCCCTACTTCGGCGGACACGTTCAAAATAGCGCTGTACACGGCAGCGGCCAATATCGGTGCGGACACGCCTAGCTACACCACGACCGATGAGGTAGTGGGTACCGGCTACGCCGCCGGGGGCAATACGCTGGTAGTCTCACCGGCACCTGCTTCAGGTAACAATATTAACGCGGTCCCGACAGCGTACGTCTCGTTCGCCGCTACCGATTGGCCCAGTGCGTCATTTACAGCCCGGGGGGCGCTTATATATAATTCAACCAAAGGTGGCAAAGCCGTGGCCGTGTTGGATTTTGGTGCTGATAAGACGGCAGCAAACACAACGTTCCTCATTACCTTCCCCTCTGCCGATGCGAACAGCGCTATCGTGCGCATTTCATAAGGACTACCCATGTTTAACGAGCAAACAAACTCAAGCGAGCAAATCCATGCGGGTGTGGCAGCCGCGACCGGTGCATCCGAATCAGCTAAAGGCGGCGGCGTATTCCGTGTGGAGTGCCGCGACGCACAGGGCCAAGTCAAATGGTCTGCGGAAAAGCACAACCTAGTGGTCAATGGGGGCCTGCAGGATATGCTCTCCAAGTACTTCATGGGGTCGGCCTACACAGCGGCTTGGTACGTGGGTGTATACGGCGCAGGCGCATCAAACGACCCCGCAGCGAGCGATACCATGGCCTCCCACGCAGGTTGGACAGAAGTAGTTGCCTACAGCCAAGCAGCCCGCCCATCGGCGGTTTTTAGTACGGCGACGACCGCCAACCCGTCAGTGATTACCAACTCATCGGCCCCAGCCACGTTTTCAATTAATGGCACGACGGTAATCGGCGGCGCGTTCGTGACCTCGGATAGCACCAAAAGCGGAACGGCAGGCGTCTTGTTCTCGGCAGCGGATTTCGCCTCGCCGGGGGATCGCAGTGTGGCTTCGGGGGACACATTAACCGTCACGTACACATACAGCCAGACAGCAACTTAATTAGGAGGCCGTTATGGCAACAATGTTCAAAAAAGGTGACGCCGTAAAAGTGAACACGGTCGTGCCTCAAGGCCCCGTGCTGGCGCTTCGTATGGACGACGACGGCGTTGTGTACTACCGGATCGAGTGGACGGATATAAATGGTACAGTGCAGCAGCGCTGGTTTACCGAAGACTCCCTCATCGCCGCTGGAGAATAACAAATGGCACTAGTCCTCGCTGACCGCGTTCGGGAAACAACCCCGACGACAGGTACCGGAACCCTCACCCTAACAGGCCCCTTCTCGGGCTTTCGTGCTTTCTCGGCTATTGGCGATGGCAATACTACGTACTACGCCATTGCAGACGCTAACACCGGCGAATGGGAGGTAGGCGTCGGTACCTACTCAACGTCGGGCAACACACTGTCCCGAGACACAGTGTTGGATTCTAGCAACACCGGTAGTTTGGTTGTATTCGCAGCAGGGGCGAAAGATGTCATTTGTACACAACCAGCCGAACGCGCTGTATATCTGGAGGCTGCGGGGACAAGTACCATTGTTCCAGGGATTACGATTTCGGGATTGACCGCATCGACAGCCCTCGCGCTTGACGCTAGCAAGGACATAGTTAGCGTCACCAACACCGGTTCGGGCAGCAACGTTCTGGCTACGTCCCCAACTCTGGTAACTCCTGCACTGGGAACCCCATCCGCTTTAGTTGGCACAAACATTACAGGCACAGCGGCGGGTTTAACTGCGGGCAACGTTACCACTAACGCAAACCTCACAGGTGCAGTCACAAGCGTAGGTAACGCCACATCACTTGGGTCATTTAATTCAACAAGCCTTAGAATAGCCCTGACTGACGAAACAGGTACAGGGTCAGTAGTTTTTGCCACCAGCCCGACACTTGTTACTCCCGCGCTCGGCACCCCCACATCGGCTACTCTGACCAACGCCGTAGGTCTTCCGATTGACGGGGGGACCATTAATACGCTGCCCGTGACTCGGGGTGGTTCAGGCGTTACGACTTCGACAGGCACAGGCTCCGTGGTGCTCAACACCAGCCCATCCCTTGTAACTCCCGCACTCGGCACGCCATCTAGCGGGGTTGTGACCAATCTGACCGGCACCGCGAGTATCAACGTCAACGGCACTGTCGGGGCTACAACCCCTGCGGCGGGTGCGTTCACTACGTTGTCCGCGTCTGGTACTACTACACTGTCTTCACTGACAGCTTCTACTGCGTTGGCTTTAAATGGCGGCAGTCAAGTCGTTAGCGTCACCAACACCGGTTCGGGCAGCAACGTTCTGGCTACGTCCCCAACTCTGGTAACTCCAGCACTGGGAACACCATCCTCGGCAACACTGACCAACGCTACAGGACTTCCGATCGTCGCGGGTACCACGGGAACGCTTGCCGTATTGCGGGGCGGCACGGGCGTTACAACTTCAACGGGTTCGGGCAATGTTGTCTTATCGACATCCCCAACTCTGGTAACTCCTGCACTGGGAACCCCATCCGCTTTAGTTGGCACAAACATTACAGGCACAGCGGCGGGTTTAACTGCGGGCAACGTTACCACTAACGCAAACCTCACAGGTGCAGTCACAAGCGTAGGTAACGCCACATCACTTGGGTCATTTAATTCAACAAGCCTTAGAATAGCCCTGACTGACGAAACAGGTACAGGGTCAGTAGTTTTTGCCACCAGCCCGACACTTGTTACGCCTGCACTGGGAACACCGTCCTCACTAACCCTAACCAATGCTACAGACCTGCCTGTAACAGGTGGAGGCACAGGCGTAGCAACTCTCACCGACAAAGGTGTTCTATTCGGTAACGGAACCGCTGCGGTAGGTATCACAGACGTTGGCACTGCTACTCACGTCCTTACTTCTAATGGTGCGGGATTGGCCCCAACATTTCAAGCTGCTGGTGGTGGTGGTGGCGCAGCCCTTGAGTTGTATGCTGAAAACCCTGTTAGTCCTACAGCACCCTCTGCTACTGGTACTAATTCTGTGGCGATTGGGAGTGGTTCCACATCATCACATGAAACAACTTTAAGTGTCATGGGCGGTACGGCCAGCGGTCAGTACAGTATGGCGTTTAATAAATACTCCGTCTCAAGTGGTCTTAAAAGTATTGCTCTTGGGTGGCTTACTGACGCAACAAATACCAGCAGCGTGGCTATTGGAGTGGGAACTCAGAGTACTGGTATTAACTCTGTTGCTTTGGGGCAAGCCCACGCATCTGGCGCAGACAGCTTTGCAGCAGCTATAGCTAGCAGTTCAACAACATATGGTGCTACTGGTGCTAACTCTGTTGCTATCGGTGAAAGTGCACAGGCCACTGCCGCCGATGCTATTGCTTTAGGTAGACTGGTTAGGTCTACGAGCAGTTACGCCGTAGCTATGGGGTATAACTGCCTATCCTCTGCAAGTTACAGTGTAGCTCTTGGTTATAACGCAACTGCATCTGGAGCTTTTGCGTTTGCGGTTGGCGCTTCTAGTACATTTTCGGAACGAGCAACTGCCAGTGGAGCTGGGTCGGTTGCGTTAGGCGGGGCTTACGCTACTGCGGCTGACAGTGTATCCATTGGTGCATCCTCAACCACAGGTACAACTATTGGCAAGATTGCTTTTTCAAATGACAAGTTTTCAACTAATGGTGATAGTCAACACGGCATATTCGTTCTTCGCTCTGACACCACTAACGCAACACCAGAAGCCCTAACCACTAACAACTCTGCGGCGGGGACAACAGACCAAGTCATCCTGCCAAACAACTCGGCTTACGCCTTCCACGGCACTATAGTAGCTCGTCAACAGGCGGCCACTGGCAGCGATTACGCAAGCTGGGAGATTAAGGGTGCATTGTTGCGTGACGGTAGTGCAGCCACGACTGTCTTGGGAAACGGTATTCAGGACAAGCTGTATGCTACTGCCGGTG